ACGCTTCTCTGCCGCATCTATCTGGCTTTGCCATGCAGCTTCGGCAGCGTCAAATTCTTCGTCTTCCATGATGGCAAACTTGTTGTCGCTTTTGTCTGGGCGCAAACGCTCAAGTCTAGCAAGCTGCGACTCGGCCTGCTTCTCCTCGGCGCGGGACGCTGCGACAATCTTGCCTGCCCCGGCGATCACCTTGCCAATATTGACCTTTGCTGTCTTGTCTGCTGCGTCTTTGCGCGCTCTGTCCTCGGCAAGTTTAAGACGACGTTCATCTCTCGCGTCCTGCCTCATCTGATAGGGAGTCATGCTTGGCTTCGGAGTGAACTTTGCTTTAAGCTCGCTCTCTTCTATCGCCTCACGACGCGCCATCTGCTGTGGCGTTTCGTACGCGCTGTAGCGCTTCCCGTTCACCATCTCGGTGCTGACAGGCGTGCGCTGGGTAGCGCCGGGCATGTCCAGCCCATCTGGGACATACCCGCCCTTGAGAAGTGCCAAGCGCTGCGCTCGCAAGCGGTCTTCCTTAGCCTGATCTCGATCTTCTTTGGCAAACGTTCGATCTTCTTTTGCAAACGCATCCATATCTTTCTGGCGAGCAAAAGCGTCTGCTTCCAGCTTTCGTTTGCGCGCTATCTCGCGATACTGCTGCGCTCCTTGGATGCCGCCCCCTACGCCAGCGAGGGCGGCTTGGATCGCCGTAAGTATTCCATCGGATGCCATGTCGTCGCGCTCCGGTTATGCAGTTTTTGCAGGGAAGCTCGCCAACACGCGAACCAGTTCTGACATCAAGCGGCTATTGTATTCGCTTTGTGCCATCTCCGCCTGATACTGCATCATCTGCGCGTTGGTCTGCTGCGCTCTGGTGCCAAGCGTAGACTGGCCTGTGCTGTACGACCCAGTCGGGTCGTATGTGTACCCAGCAAGTTCGGACATCCCCAACTGACGGCGCAGCCCAATGTCAAGATTGGCCTGACTCTGCCGTGCTCCCTCTGCTTCTCGCGCAAGCGTTTGAGTAGTTCCGCCCAAAGCCCCAACGCTAGTGCCTGTTGTTACTGGCTGGTAGTTGTATCCTGTGGCTTCCGCCATCCCCATCGCTTGCCGCAACGACTGCTCAAGATTGAACTGCCGCGCTCCTTCTCCCCGTGACGCTATGGCTTCATTGACACGCGCCTGCTCCAGATTGTTCTGCGCTATGTTCTGTACCTCAGTCGCCGTCATCTGCCTACCAAACTGTGTGTTTTGGTTGGTGATGCGGGTTGCTTCTTGTGCAATCTGCTGCTGCGAAATGCCCAACTGTTCAGCGCGAGCCGCCTTGTCATCACTCAGCTTCAGGCCAAACTGGCTGGCCTGCTGAGTAATACGTTGCTGCTCCAGATTGTTGGTTGCAATGTTCTGCGCCTGATCTAACGTGATGCGCTGGCCTTGCAGCGAATACTCCTGCTGTACTTGCTGCGTTTTGAGGCCAAGCTCCTGCGCCGAAAGCCCAAACTGCTGGGCTCGCGCCGCCTGCTGCTCGTTGAGCGACAGCCCAAACTGCTGTGCCTGCTGCATCAACTGCTGCGTCTGCAATGTTGCTGCCGACGCCAACTGACGCTCCTGCTGCGCCTGCTCTGCCGTGATCTGTCCAGCCTGCAAACGAACGCGGATGTCGCGTTCAGCCGCCGACTCGGCCTGCTGGGCACCAAGCTGCTGAGTCTGGAGTTCCTTGCGAGACGTGATGTCCGTCAACTGCTGCTTTTCCGCAGCCGTCAACTCTCGCGTCTGCATCGACTCCCGCAGCGTGCGCTCCGCAGCGGCATCAGCCGTTTGCTGCTGCAACGCCTGCTGCTTGATGCCCACTTCCTGCTGCTGCACCCCAAGCCCGCCCAGCCCAAGCTGTTCCTGCAATCGCTGCTGGATGTCAAACTGACGCGCCTGTTCGCCCTGCTGGCTGGCGGCAAGAGTCTTCTGCCCACCGACATTGCCTGTCAACTCTCCGAGGCGCGTTCCAAGCTCTTGCTGAAACTGGCTGGCCCCCTGTTCGGCCTGTGCGCCTTGGAGCGCTTGCGTGCGATCCTGCTGGTACTGCTGCTGCCCAAACTCTGCTGTCCTCAACCCCTGCTCAAACTCCGCCGCCTGCCCTACGCGGTTGGCTTCAAACTGCTGGAGGTCTTGCGTCCCAGCCAGTTCAGCCAACCCCTGCCCGGACTGCATGAGCTGGGCACGATCTTGCGCCTGCGTATCAGCCGCTTGTTGCAACAACTGAGCGTCCAGCGACGACAAAGCACGAGCTTGCTGCCCTGCCAAATCGCCTAGGCGGCCTCCGCCAATGCTTGACGAAAACAACCCACGCCGAGCCAAGTCTTCGTCTAGCGACTTCTGCTGGCCCTGATATTCGGCTTGCAGGTTCTGCGCTTGCGCCCCACGAATCTGCTGGAACGCCTGCGTGTCGTAGCGAGAGGGGGCAGCGCCAAATGATTGCAACTGCTGCTGCAACCTTTGCCGCATATCGTTAGCCTGCTGCGACCCCCCGTATTGCTGGGCAGGCTTTGCTTGCGGCGCTTGCGGGGCAGGGCGAGCCATCCCCTGCTTCTGCAACTGTGCAAAAGTCTGGGAAGACTGCGGCTGCTCCTGCTGCTGAGTTTGCTGCGCCTGCGGTTTATATGTCTGCTGCTGGCCGCCACCCGTTGTATTGGTGGTGCCCATCATTTCGTTGGTTCCGGGTGGTGGCCCAAACGGCGTGTTAAGCGTTCTCATGTCTATCCCTCATAGGATTGACGTCCCTGCATCTGCGCAAAGAGCGGCATCAGCTTCTCCTGTTAGACCATAAAAGTTACGGCGTCCGTCGGCGAGCCGAATCAACTGACTGCTGCACCAGCGGCATAAGGAGCGCTTGAATCCGTGCGTTGTTTTCTTCTTCTAGCCGACGACGGCGCTGCTCTTCTTTCATGCGCTCTCGTTCGGTTTTCCTGTCCATGTAGGAGTTTAAGACACTGGCTGCCCCCTGCGCGATGCCACCGACAGCAGCGCCACTTTCGCCTGACAGCAAATTCCTTAGCCCACGGCCACCTTTCGCGATGCCGCCTTTCAAGTCGCCAAGCAAGCCGCTTGCGTTCATCCCTTCGTCTTCGGCCATCCCGATGTTGCTAATCTGTGGAGACGTGATGCCCATTCTAGCATTCCCCATATCGTCAAAACGATTCGCTGACGTCAGTCGATTGAATTCGTCCTTTGACACGTTTTTGAACGAGGACGGGAGCTTCCCGTACTTGTTCATGTTGCCAAGGGACGGGACGCCAGACACGCGATACGGGTTCCCGCCAAACGATGAACCAACGCCATACGATGCCATATCTACTCCGTGGCCACTGGGGCCGTTGCTTGGGTTACGTACTGCAAGTTAAGAAGTCAAACCGCCAGCCGTAGCTTACTGCGGCACCGCGACCGCTACATCCTCAACCGGCACACCGAGCGCCGCTGCAACCGCCGCGCAGAGGTCCGCGTCTTCCCAGTTATCCGGCAGCGTCGAGGATACAAGCGATACCACCTGCTGCACAGTCGTCGGCCCTGCCACGGTATCGGCCACAATCACGCAGTGGGCGTCTGTGGTGCCGCCGCCGTACTGGATTGAGGCGGTCTGGATCGTAATGGGGGCGCTCATGAAGTCTCCTAGGCTTGGGTGATAGACTGAATCTGCACGTCTGTTAGACGCTGCGCGTAATAGGCGACACGAGCAACTGGGCCGTTAAACCAGCGAGAAGCACTAGATGTCCGTGCCCCGATAGAAAGCTGGCTGATGGCTGGCAACGTCACCGACGTGTCGAGCGTTGACAGCACGGAACTGGCGGCGGCTCGGCAGTCGTTGGTGCGGTAAGCAAGCGCAACACGCCCACGCTGAGTTGTGCTAAACGTGCCAGAGCCAATAGTTGACGGAGCAAACTGTTCCGACCCACCGCTGACTATATATGGCGCTACTTGCGTTTTATCCCCGCTGGTGTTGCGAGCGATCTCAATCAAATCGTTGACGTTCGCGCCGACCAAGCACGCAAGCACTGGCCCCGGACCAGTCGCTCCCGTCCCCGCCGGGCTAAGGCGTCCTTCAGCGACCAGCGTCCCTTCGTCGGCCCGATACCACGCGGAGAATGCCGTGCCGGTCATCACGCACGTATCCTCGCTGCGCGTGACGGTGCTGGCTTCGGTCTTGATGTAGCTGGTAGGGATGTTCAAGTTTTCGACCTGCACGCCCCATACAGACACGTTGCCAGTCCCTGCAAGAGGGTCGGGGATTATGCCAACAACATTTGAATTTGCCGCAATAATGCCAGTGGCACTAAAGCAAATGCGATACCACCCGTTGCCAGCAGACTCAACCGGGAAAAGCGTTCCTGCCCCAAGAAGGGTTGTTATCGCAGGAACGCCAGCCGTCCAATTTACGTTGATATAATGCCGCCCTGTTGAGGCTGTGTTGTCGTAAAACAACACCTGATTGCGCGTAGCCGTGCCAGCTTTCAAATACACCGCCATCGCCTTTTCGCCATCGCCGGTAAACGTGACCGAGCGTAAGCGGACAGAGCCTGTCCCGCCAGTCGCCGTCAAAAGGTCTCCCGTGGTGGTGCCATCTGGGGCAACCGCAGAATTTGCGGTAACAGATGTGGAGCCTGTCCCCCACCCAGCGCCCGTCAGGTCTTCGCTGTACAGGCAGATATTGATGCTCGACTCCTCCATCAGCAGCCCGAGCGACTCGCCTGTGATTGGCTCGTAGGTAAAGCGTGGGACGCCACTCGCCGCCGTACGCAAGATGCCTTGTGCGTCTATGTAGGTGCCGTTGCTCCCACGCGCATACGTAAGGCGCGGGTCAAGGCGCAGCGCGTTGGCGAAGTCCAGATTCAGCGTCGGGCGCGAGGTAGGGTAGTTGGCTTGAATAGTCATAGTTACACCGTGATGGCTGTGGTCCGCGACACTTCAAGCAAGCGCGTCCCGTCTGAAATAAATCGCACCACAAACCGCCGATCAGCGGCAGTCCCTGTGGCAAGGGTGCCCGTGCTGGCAAATCCAGTGCCAAATGTCACCGTCCGCGACGTTGTGCCAACCGTCACGATGACGACCGTTCCTTCCGTACCCGCCAACGGGACTGCGCTTGTCAGCGTCGTGTCTGCGTCGATGCCAACCTGAGAGGCAAATGTGTTCCGCAGGTCTTGCGCCGCAGTGTTTGTGGCTCGCACCACATATGCACGCTGCACCTGCCCTACCGTGATTGACGCTGCATCCTGAAACGCCATCGTGCCAAGCGTCTGGTTCAGCGGCAAATCGTTCGCTGATGTTCCGACATCAGCCTGCGACACGACAGCCAGCCCGTTCTCCGTCATTACAGGAGCAATGACCGATGTCGCCGCGTAGACTGTGCGCGGTCGAGCCGACGCCACTGCGCCGATATCGTGCGCCGCGTCGGCCAAGAACGACACGTTGCCGCGCAACGTGGTTGCGCCGTTCACATCGAGCGTGGTGGCTGGCGTTGCTGTGTTAACGCCTACGCGGTTGTTTGCCGCGTCCACCTTGAACGTGGACGTATCCACGGTGAGGTCGCCAGTGACTGTCGCGGTGCCCGTGATTGTCGAGTTTCCTGTGACGGCAATACCACCCGTAGGGATGGTTACGCCGCCAGCGCGAGCAAACGAAACAACCGTGGTCTGCGTAGCGTTGGCGTCTGACACAGAGCGGAATTCAAGTGCTCCGCTGACAATACGAAACGACCACTCTCTTGCATCGGCGGTCCCAGAAGAATCTCGCAGGTTTAGGACATTTGAGCCGGTTGGCCCATATATCTTCGCCCCGCTGTCAACCTGAAGGTCTCCCGCGGCAAGAAACTGTGCCCGCAACACGCTGTTCGTATAGAACTGAATAGCGTTTGCCCCAGTCGCCGAGAGCCCCAAGTTGGCGCTGGTGGCAGCGACCGTCACGGCACCAGTGCCCGTGATGTTGCCGACGCTGCTCAGATTCCCGCTGACGTTGGCTGACCCATTGAAGTTCTGCCCCCACAGCGTCCGCGTCGTCTGCAAAGCAGTAGCAGTGCCAGCGTTGCCCGTTACGCTACCCGTGATCGGGTTCGTGACGGTCAGGCTGCTCAATGTGCCGACGCTGGTCAGGCTTGATGCCGTGACGCCAGCCGCCAAGGTTGACCCGCTCAACGTGCCAGCAGCGGCGGTGACGGTAATGTCCGCCGTGCCGTTAAAGCTGACGCCGTTAATGTTCCGCGCCGTAGCCAGCGCCGTAGCCGTATCAGCGTTGCCTGTCAGATTGCCAGAAACGCCGCCAGTGGCCGTAAGAAGGCCATTGACGCCAAGGGTGCCAGTGACCAGCAGGTTGCCTGCAATGGTGCCGCCAGCGCTAGACGCATAAGACATCTCTTGCCACGATGTCCCGTCGTCATACCATAAGCGATAACTGCCAGAGTCCGCCGTGATCCACTTTCGTCCTGCCGTTCCCGCTATTGGGCGAGAGGCAAGTGTAGACGACTGTACGTGAACGCCGGGATCGGCATCATGGCTGTTGTACGAAGTGCGGATCGTGTTGTCGTTCCCGCGCACCGTGTTCGCGTCAATAGGCGAGGAGCCGTTCGTTGGCGACGAAAACGTTGCAATCGCGTGTTGTGCAACCGTGTTTGGCATACTCTATCTCCGGCTTAACGAAAACGCTTCGGCTTGGAACCGGCTGAACACCGGCAACGCCTCGCCTGAGTCGATGATACTAAAGTCTATGTAATACCCAGTCCCGCCAAGCGGAATGCGATAGTTCTGGCTTCCCGCCCCGCCCCACACTCCGGTGCCCCACGTCGTGCCAACCCCGCCCCACGTCTCGTCCGTAGAGGGAGGAAGCGTAAACGATCCAAAGCTATCCCCAGAACTCCACTCTATGCGGCACTGATCCGATCCTTTTAGCTGAGCGGTGAGATACCCCCACCGAAAGCCTTTTGACAGCGCGTCGTCTTCAAAGTAAAAGCGATGCATCTGCGCTGTTAGCGTGTAGCGATCTCCGCCAGTCCCATCTGCAAGTACGTTATCGCGAAACACGTTTGGCGCATCGCACAGCGCTACGCCGCCGTCAGCGTCGCCCTTCAGCACCACTGGCAACCCCACGGCATCAATGGTCTCAAACAAGCACGTTGTGTCCGGGATAGTATACGCTCCATCCCACGGGCCAGACCACGCTTTCAGCACCGTATGGTACTGATAGCAACCGAAGCCGGGGATCGTAATCCACAACTCTTTTGTCGCTCGGTTGATAAGCGCTCGCACATTAGACAACTGTGCGGCAGTGAGCTTGCGGATAATCGGGAGAAGCGGGTCTGGTGTCTCTGGCGTGCCGATTGCCGAGACTTCCGACTCGTTGCATATGTACAGTCCACGCTCGCTGACAAAATACGCCACGTTCCCAGACGCGGTGATGCTGTGCGGAGCGATGGTGCCAACGTCTGCGGTCACTGCTTGCGGAGCGACTTCGATGTCGTCCTGCCCGAATCCTGTGATTCGCGAAATGCCGCGACGGTGAAACACCAGCAGCGACGTGTTGATTGACGCCAAACCGGCAATTGGCTCGTCGCCAAAGGTACGGACAACAATCTGCCCGCCACCGCCAGCGCCATTGCCAAGTGTGTCGCCGTTGTTTAAGCCTGAGTAAAACACGCTATCCGGGAAGGATGCATTCCCGCTTCCCCACAGCCGCTGGTTATGCACTGCGATCTCAGACGTTGCCACGGTCCCAGAGATGTTGACCGTCAGCGCCGACCCGTTCCACTTGTTCAGTAGTCCGCCGTCTGCGATGTACACCACGTCAGCGCCACCAGCGTCGCGAAACTGAGCAAAGCCCGGAACTACCGTGGGCGATAGTGCGCCAGTTTTAGTTGTCCACGTCCACGGGAACGCGCCGTACGCAGCTACTCGCAGCTCTTCATCGCACACTACCATCACATCAGGAGAAGCTCCAGTGTCTTTTACCCACGTATACCCGTTGAGAACAGGAACAGACGCGAGAGCAGCAGCAGTTAGCTGTGTTCCCCCACGCTTGCTGATTGCGCCGTAGTCGGTCAGCCGAGCGTTCGCCGCCCTGCGGACCTGCGTTGGCAATACGGCGATGTCGTCTGACACATCGTTTAGCCCACCATCCATCTTGGGCTGCTGGTCTGCCAGCCTCTCGCCTGCCATTACCCGCCACTCCAGTCATACTTCTGATCTGGATAGGCCATCCGAGTCGGGTTGATCGTGCGACGACGCAGATCGTCCAAAAGAGATTGCCGTTCTTCGTTGGCTAAGGCGCGAAAGTTATTGGCAGCCCCAACTTCAGCTCCGCCTTTCAGCAAGAGTTTGGCAGCAGCCGATGCTGTCAAAATTCCTTGAGAATTGGACGGGAATGTGATTGAGACGGTGTTGCTTGACAGGTCGTTTAACGCTGCCGGTTTGTAGTTCATAGCGATGTACACGTTCATGCCGCTGCCAACGGGCAGTATCTGTACCGACTCGCCAATTAAGTAATACAGGCGAGGATAGGTTGGGAGATAATTGGTTGTCGTTGCCAGCGGCACATACTGGAATTGCGTTTCGTCGTACAAGACGTTGCCGTCTGATACAGAAAGCAATCTATAAAAGTTTTGCTGCACGTCCCCGCTGCCTGTGTTCAGACTGCTAAACGGGATTTGCCCGTTGCTGTCAGTGGTCAGCGTCAACTGCTGAAACGTGTAATACGGAGCCGCGTTGAGGATGTTTGACCATTCCTCATCGTACACAGACGCCAAAGACGTTTTAATCGTGTCGTCAGACCAGCGCGATGATCCCACCGCGTCCATGTTCTCGCGGGTTTGTTCGATCAAATTGGCGACCGTCACGTTTGGCATATCGACTCCTTACGACTGCTTCGGGGGGCGTCCACGCCGCTTTGGCGTGTGTGACGGGTCGGGCCGGTCCAGCACCTCTGTAAGAGCCGATTCAATGGCTGCTGCCAATGGAACGGTTTCGTTGAACGTGACAACACGATCTGTCAGCGCCTGCACATCAGCCTTTGGATACTGCCGCAGCGCCTTAACAAGATAGGCTGGCGCTTCTTCAGGAGAGCAATCCAACGGAAGGTATCCGACGATGTCGATGCTGCGATTGGGGTCAATTTCCTGAGACTGGACGTGCTTCCATCGCTCGTCCTGCTCATCCCATTGCATGCAGATCGCCCAATGCTGATCGACGCCGTCGATGTGCTTGAGAGAAAGCCGAGGATGCACTACCGCAAGCCGTCGCTGAATTTCAGACGACGGCTCGGGAGTGCCCCGGTGATTGAGAACCACCGGAGATGACATTACTCCATCACCAACAGTTCGACGGCAACTGTCACGTCGTCAGGCTGAACCGTCACAGACCCGACGGTTACAATAGACACGCGCACGCTGTCGCCCTGCGTCAGCGTCCGCTCTGCATCGGTCGTGGTCGTAAGAAACGTGAACTGAAGCGGAATCACTGCCGCTTCCGCGTTGATAGACAGTCCACTGGTCAGCGCGACAGCCGTCGCACCAGTCATCTTAAACAACGTTACCACGCAAGACGTGGCAGCCGTCGGAAAGATTTCCGCGCACACCGACGCACGATTGATATACGACTTGGCAGGGAACGCGCCAATGTTGTGCGTCTGCGTGCCAGCGGCCAGCGTGCCCGTGTTAAGACGCCCGCTCAACAGAGGGACAGGCATCACCCCCAGTCGTCCGGGCTTTGGAGCAAAAAAATCAGGCATCGTCTTTCTCCGTGATCGTCACACCGGAGGGTGAGAGCCGAAGTGCCCCCACCCTCCGCGTGCCTTAAACGTGCGAGTAGCGGACCGTGTCCGTGTACCCAGTGATGATGCCGTGCGCGTTACGAGCCAAGCAGGCCAAGTTGCCGTACCAGCCATACGTCGTCTCAAACGCATCGCGGCCCTGAATCCAACGCCACGGGCCAGCGCCCTCAAACTCGACGAAGCCCCAGTCCTTCGCGTCCACCCACGCCAGCGACGGGAGGTGGAGAAGGTAGATCGTGCCTGCCGGGACATAGTAGTCGAGGTAGCACTTCACGCCACAAATCTCGACGGCCTTGTAGCCACCCTTGATCGTGGTCGAGAACTCGCCAGCCGTGAACCGGCGCTGCGACACCATCGACTCCATGAGTTTCTTGCCAAGACCCGGCGTGGTCATCATGAAGAAGTCCTGCGGGCGAGCCATCGCGTCCTTGCCCGAGCGACCGTTGATGCGCTGGATCAAGTCCCAGATGTCCGATTCGGTCGGCTGGTTCACGTCAGGCGTGTCCGTGCCAGCCACCATGCGAGTGGCATCCCAGATGCTGTACGTCGAAGCCGAGATGTTGTGGAGGCTGGCGTAGCTTCCACCACGATTCGTGATGTTCACCAGACCGTTCATCGCCACGTTAAACGACGTGTCGTTCAACGTCGCCTTCACGATCTTGTCCGTCGCAGCCATGCCAGCGATGGCCGTGCCCAGCGTCAACGTCGCGTTGTCTCCGCTGTTGGTGATCGCCGTGATGGCCGTCTGCCCCAGCACCACGTTAGACGACGACGTGTCTAGCACCGCGATAAAGTCGCCCACCGAGAGGAGGAGGGAACCCTGCCCAGCGCCAGCCAAACCGTACGGGGACGACACGATGATCGACGTAGAACTCGACGCCGTGCCGATCAACGCCACAATGCCGTCAGGCTTGTTGTGCAGCGCCTGCTGCATGAGGAGCTTAGAGGCGTCCTTGATTTCTTCCATCGTCTTGGTGGCGATGGTCGTAAAGGCCGCGTCCTTGCTCTGCGTGCCAACAAACGCCAGACCGTCGATCTGACGGGTGGTGTAGGCACGAACGACGCCGACGTTGCCCTGCACTTCGGTCGCGGTCGTGTCAGGCGGGAAATATCCACCCTGCGAGAAGGTGGCTCCAGACGGACGACCCGTGACCACGTCGAAGAACACGTTGTTGCCACCCCACCGCATATTGCGGGGGCCACCGGCCTTGCCCTTCTGGAGCTGGGCGAGGAAAGGCGTGACAAGGTTCTGGACCTTTTCACGGAAC